GTGATGAGATCGCTATTCTGCCGAGCCTGTAGCTCAGCGTCCATACGCTCGCGCTCAGTGCGCTCTATCTCGCTGTTGCTGACAACACGGAGTATGGTTAATCCTGGCATCTAGCGATTAAGCCTGTACATTACCGCGAAGGACAAGATAAATATCAACTGCATCGCCCGTACCACCGGTGATGGCTGGGCGAAAATAGGCAGCAGCCGAGCTGAAGTTGAAGATCGCAGCCGCAGTCGCGCTAATCGTCGTACCGCCCGTGTCCTTCACATCGAAGTACGTGGTGTTGTCATTCGACACCTGCAACTTCACCGTAGCACCGCCAAACGTACCGGCGAACTGCACCGCAGCATCAAGCCCTAGGCGAGCATTAACAGCATATGGATTGAGCGTGTCACCAGTGGCGACATTCTCCCACAGAAGATAGGGAATGCCTTCAGCAGTACGGTTAAGGACCGGGGAAACAGTGGCCATAATCAACCCCTTTTACGGCGCGGTTCAGTTAAGTCTAACGACCTTTGCTCAACGATGCAAGGGATAAGAAAAAACCCCCTGTAGAGGCAGCTACAGGGGGCTAGTTTCGGGGAGGAATAAACAAATCGAGGTGGCCTCGGACTAAGGACACAAGATATAGTATCAGGTCCAGCCAGCAGACGCAATAGGTTTGACTGGTCTTTTTAGGTGGGCCACTGACCCTTCGTTGGCGTTGGCAATATGGAGCATCAGGTACTGAAGGGCCTCAGCCACGTGGCTGTGCTTGTTCTTGTCGATGTCGCCATCCCCCCTGGGCTTGTACCTGTAGCCCCCCATCATAGCCGCCTTAAGCCGGGTGCACCTGGGATCAACCAAGAAAGCCGGGTCCCCGTCCACCTGCCGCATGAGGAAGTCATCCACTGCGTTGATCCGCGCCGAGACATTGTTCGTCCGGGCAGATATAACCCGCATTCCCTCAGCCTTGATGATGTCCACTGCGCTGCGCTCGTCGGTCTGTGCCCGCTGCACCCCGGCTGGGTCGGTCACCACGAGGATCGGCACCCCCGGGAACCGCTCGAATATAAGGGGTTTGAGCACCGTACGCACGAACCGCTGTATCCCCATGTCAAAGCTGACCGCCTCATCCAGTATAAGCGCCCTGCCCCGTGGGTCCTGCTGCCCGATGACAGCCGCAGGCGTCAGCCCCAGGTCCATCCCCACCACGATAGGCCGCACCCCGTTGGTGATGTAGCGCAGCGGCGTACGCGCCATGTGGTAGTCCGTCCTGAAGTACTTATACACAGGCATCCCTGCTGAGGAGAGCCCGTACTCCCCGTCAATGTATACCCGGACATACTCCTCAGACCGCCCCTGGGTATCATAATACCCTTCCGGCAAGTTCTCCACATTCTCAGCCTGCGGGCTGCGCCCACTCGGCTGCTTAAACACCGCCCACCCATTGTCGTTAGGCGAGACCCCATCTGCCGAGCTAAGCCCTTCCATCTGATAATACCACCACGAATCCATCACTGGCGGGTTGGTATCGCCCCACATCCCAAACCAAGTCGGCCCACCGTCCTTGGCGGATGGGAACCGGCCAATACGTTTTGACATAGCGTCAACAATATCCGGGTGGATGTCCCGGCACTCATTGAACCATGCGAAGGTCAACTCAAGTGAGTTGAGGTTGGCCACATCGTCGGCATCGTCCAGTGCCCGGAACATGATCTCGCACTCAACATCCCCCACCCTGAAGAAGTAGGTCTTGGTGGTTCGCATGTACTCCCCGCACTGACCCGGCGGGAACCAATCAAGGAAGGTCTTGATCGTGGTATCCTGAAGCTGCCTTGCCGTCTCACGAACGATGGCTGCTCTGGTCCTTCTGCGCCCGTTCTGGTCTGGCCGCTGCATCGTTGCCCGGCGTACGATCTCGAAAGAAGATGTCACGGACTTGCCAGAACCAACTGGTCCCATAAGGACGCGCATACGGGCGTCCGAGGCCATGAACTTGCGTCCCGTCGGTGGGGGTGTGTAGTCGATCTCTAATGCCATGGATCACTTAACGCGGCGGGCGCCGCCCCTCCACCGACGAAACATTATAACATTCTACACTTACGAAGCAGGCGCCGAAGACGCCGGGATAGGCGTAATAGCCGATTGAAGCATGTCCAGCATCTTCATCAACCCTTCCGGCGGGCCATCGTCACGGGCCAGCACACGCACATCGTACTTGGCAGAATTGTCCGATTTACGAGTGTTTGATGAGTGGCTTGCCACAGAACCGGTCATCTTAACCTTCATGCTAAAGATGCCGTAGTTCAGCTTGGCCTCAGCACTCAGGGTCCCAGAGGTATCCTGGCTGCTTTCCGAACTGTCAGACGAAGACACCGACATAGTAAAATTAACCTCAGCCTCTTTGATGCTCAGGTTCGGTGTGTTGACAATGGCAAGCAGCGGCACCTTCAAGTCCACCGTCTCAACCTTGGTCTGACCCGTCGTGGGGTCAGGTGCCGAAGCCCGGTCAAAACTGAAGTCAACCGTGCGAGCCGTCAGCTCACCATTCGCATTCGACTGAAGACCGACATCCTTAATGAAGTTGGCGGTAGCTGCTGACAACATATTCTGTGCATCGCAAGCCGCTTGAAGCGGCCCACCGATTAGCTGGCTCATAGGCAGGCCAGAGAACTGGCCTGACATATTAACAAGCTGCGGGTCTGCCATCTTGGTATCCTTTCGTGGGTGTTATCGTGGAAGGACGCTGTGCGCTTTATCGTTCAAAAGCATCAACCCCTCACAAGGTTCTCCACCTTTGAACTTTATAGTCACTTTAGCCGTTGGGTAGCGCGATATAAACCCCCTCGGCATCGCCGCAAGAAGACCCTGTTCCTTGTCAGCTTTATCTAAAGACCGCAGCTCAACATCAAATGCCATGGTCATCTCATCAACCGTGATCGTCTGATGCTTTGCTAGCGTCAGTAATGGTATGTCAAAAGCCTTAAGTCCCAGCTTTCCATCCTCCATGTGCGGCAATGTCATTCTAGCTGTCTTGGGAACCAGATTACCATCGCTATCTTGGTCGAAGTACTGCTGCTTCGTGTTTTCCCAAGACGCATCCTGAACAGTGTGAACTGCGTCAACAACGGATTTATAGACCGCCTCAAACATGGACTCTAAGGTAAAAGCAGACATCGCCATTTCATCCCCTGTTGGTACGCCTAGTGAGGTAGGCGCCGACCTTCTTCGTAATCTTCACGGCCATCTGCGCTATTGTGGATGAATATTTCGTAATCAGTGTCAAACACCGGTTTACACCAGCACGAACCCTCATCATCAATAACGTGATCTTTGAGGTCATTGCACGGTACGCAGTGGAATAGATAGCCATCGGTGTCATCCTCCGTCATAGGTGATTGCCCAGCAGCTTAATTACATATCTTAGCCCGTCGCGCTTGGTTTTTGTGATTTGTGTCATGTACGATACCCCTCGGGACGCCAGTTCCTGCTCAAACCGCTTGGCCTGTTGTGGATCAGTGGTCTCAAGGGTGCCCTCACCGGCACTCAGGAAGGATTCACTCCGCGAATTCAGGTTCACTGGCCTCAGACTCCACTACTGTAGCCTGACCAAGCTCCTGACCGCCCAAATTGATGGTGATTCGGACCCCACCAGCACCGTTTTCGGCGCTGACATCGCCCTTTGGCTCCAACCCGGCCCACTTCACAGTGGATTTAATGAGATCAGCCTTCACTGCAGCACTCACATCGGGGCTATGGATCAACACCCACGATGTTTTCAGCAATTCTTCGGCCTGTGTACGCGCTTTTAGGCGAAAAGTGACACCCTTATCCCTGATTTCATCACGGAATTTGCCCACTTGGCGAAGAAAAACAGGGTCTTTGTTGAATACCAGTAGGGCAGAAGCATTCAACTGGTGCCGATCCAGTATCTCATTGACATCTTCACCGCTCCCCTCAAGCCGAAGGGCGATGTCAAACGCCAGTCTCTCGGTCCATCGGGTGGGTTCGTGAGGTGCGATGTGCATAGGGGTAAGATATTTGGGCGGCTGAGTGGGTGTCAAGCGGCTTTCGCTTGTTACTCCAAACTTAACACGTTGGTTTTTGGGGCTGTGTAATTTTTGGGGTATGCCAAACTTAACATCTTGGTTTTTTGGGTTGTGGTTTGAGCGGTTTAGAACACAGAGGGGGGGCTAGAAAAACGCTGTCCAAGTGGCCCCGGCCAAGCCTGCTTGCCGCGACAAAGCGCCAAGCAAAAAGCCCCGGCGGCAGGCGGGATTTGACAAACCCGGCCAGATATGTCTTAATAATGGGGTCGAAGCGATGGTGCTTCGGCACTGATCTTTCTCAAAGGAATCTGAACAATGGCTCTCTATGAAGGCAATGTGTCTTGGGCGAAGCACTCTGAAGGCGGCTGGCAAATGGTCGCCAGAGCGGCAGGAAGCTGGAATGCCAGCAACGTGTCTGACATGCTCAAGATGTTGGCCGCTACGTTGAAAGCGGATGATACAATCAAAGCTTATACCTTCTGGCTCGACGTTGGGCTTCCCGACTCACCGCCAAAGGATATGAAGCTGAAAGAGCTCCTGGCCTATGCCAAGATAGCAGATAGGGTTGAGCTAGTCGCCTGCCGAGTAAAAACCAAAGCAGGCCGCTCTTTCATGGCACCCAAACTCAAGATTACCAAGGGTGGCAGCAAAGGCGGCAAGGCTAGCGCAACGGTCTACCTCTAACACTAAGGCGGGGCGCAAGCCCCGCCACTTTCCTCAAACCGGAGAATGGACAATGGACCTATTTGTTAAATGCGCGGAGATCATCGGCAAGGCTCTGGTGGTTATCTGCATGTGTGGCTTGTTCTGGCTGGCCCTGGTGGTGACACCATGAGCGAAGCATATAACCAAGGCTGGGCGGATTACCGCTCAGCCCTCTACCTCTCTGACGATGAGGTGCAATGCCTCATCGACAATGCAGAAAATCGCGGTCCTCTTTACTACGATGCGTGGTGCCAAGGCTGGGCTGGTGCAGCCGACCAAGACAAGACACTGATGGACTGAACCACCAAGGCCCTGGGCGAAAGCTCAGGGCTTTTTCTTTGTGTTAAGTTTGCTGTTTTTGATGCTCACTTCGTTCGCCATACGTCGGGGGCCTATAGGTGCCACACATGCGACATGAAATACTGTCAAATGGCGTCATATAGTTGTTAGATACGCGAATAGATTGTACGGATTGTAGCAATATCAATGACTTAGCTTGTTAAGTTAGACCAAACTTATCGCAAATAAATCTAACTTGACAGGGGTTCCTGTATAGTTAAGGAAATCGGTTTACAACCATGTCAAGTTCCAATCGGGTAAGCCACTGATATATATATAAATCTTCTTTACACAATCTAAAAATACAATCTAACTCTAACTCAAATGCCCTTTCACGCGACCCCCATGGCGTTATATTATAACATACGTTAAGTTACTACCCTTTACACTCTCCCCAATAACTTTACGTAAACTTACTATACCCCCATAAAAAACCTCAACATTACAAATTCCAAAATAGATTATTAGATTGTTGCCGCTAACCCATTGGTATTACACGATAAAAATAATCTATTTTTCAAGAACTTGACAGTGTAAACTTAGATTATTTCCCCGAAAAATAGATTGTGTAAGCATTTATCCGGTCAGGCTTGACCGCCGGGCCGGGCCGTGCTAAGTTTCAATCCGGCGGTCGATCCCGGCTTAGCCACTGGCACACAAGCCAACAAATGAGGAGACCTTACAGTGCCCTATCAAGTTATCAATGTTGACACCAATGAACCCGTCAACAACCTTACATACGAAACAGCACAAGATGCTGTTGCAGCTCGTGGTATGTATAGTTTCCGTACTCGTATCCAAGCTATCACTGACCCCAATGATAACTCATGGATGGAACGAGAACGCACCCGTCTGGAGGACGGTACCTATACACCAGTGCCAAGCTGGTTCGAACTTTACTGCAAGACTGAACATTTTGTCCACTTGGCACAGGGTTCTACCCTTAGTGATGGTATGTTAGCTTTCACTGAGAACCCAACCAAGGGTCAACTAGACCTACAGCTCAAGCTGTCAGTATCCAAGTATCTAGCCCGCTACTGTGACTGGATGCCGGGTGACAAGATCAGTGCTATCGCTGGTAAGTTTGCAGCAGATACCTATACCCTGACCATTGAGCAGACCAAGGAAGCCTTCATCTTTGCCTATGAGGGTCAGGAAGTCATGTCAGAAAGCAGCTTACATGTGAGCTGCATGGCCAAGACAACCGACAGTTATGGCACACCAGTACACCCTGCTGCTGTGTACTACACAGGGTCACGCAGTGACTCGTTGTCTATTGCCTATATCCGTGACCCTCACAACCCTAACAAGGTACTGGCACGTGCTTTGGTATGGCCTGACAAGGAGACATTCGTCAGGCTGTACGGCACCAGTGAGACCATGCGTATCACACTACGCGAGAAGCTAGAAGCTGCTGGTTTTACTCGTGATGATGACTTCAGTGGTGCAAGGCTGCGCCGCATTGAGATGAATGGCGGTTCTAGGTTTGTCATGCCCTACATCGATGGTGACTGTCAGTATGTTGACGACCATGGCGACTACTTCGAGATCGTTGGTAGTGGCGATTACAGTGCTACTGAAACACGTGGATATATCTACAGCAGATCACGCTACACTTGCGATAACTGCGGTGATGGTATGGATGATGATGAATCCCATGATGTGCAGGGTGCTACATGGTGTGAACACTGCTATGAGAACAGCACGTTCTTCTGTGAACGTACTGAGGAGACATACCCAAGCCACTATGACAGCAACGAAGTCGTCACCATGGTACGGTACAGGTACAATGACCAGAACCGTCAGCGTATGACACAAACATGGTCGCAGGATGCCTGTGACGGTGATGCGTTCTTCTGTGAACACACTGAGACCTACTACGACAACCGGTACTTCACCTCGGTAGATGTAACTACTCGCTCCTCACGTGGTGCCATCATCATTGAGACATGGTGTGCAGAGGATACCCGTGAAGACTACTTCACCTGCCCTGACTGTGGTGAAGCATACACCCATGACTTCATGAGCAGCACACACAACGACGATGGTGAGTATGTGTGCACTGACTGTGCCGCGAAAATCGACAGTGACGACAGTGACGACAGTGACAAGTTCAAGCTGTCACCTACCAGCCCAACTATCAACGACCACAACCAACACGTAATCGACTTCAATAATGCCCTGGCAGCATGAGAGAGGACAGGACAATGACATTCACACCAGCCAAGCCAACCAAGCCTATGACCAAGCCATTCACCAAGGCACCAACATTCACCACACCAGCCATTCGTGAGCTGGTTACCATGCACACTACCTGCCGTCCGGCAGGTACCAAGGCTGTCGATGACTTCTGTGCTCAGTATCTTGACAGTATCCCCGGTATGGTCATCGACAAGGTGGGTAACCGCATCTTGCAGGTAGGTAGTCTCACTGACCACCCCGTGCTGTGGTCATCACATACTGACACTGTGCACCGCACTGCTGGCACACAGAAGGTCATCTACGGTGGCGGTTTGCTGTCACTACACGAGACCTCTCAGGCATCCTGTCTTGGTGCTGACTGCACTGTAGGTGTGTGGCTTATGGTCAACATGATCCGGCGTAATGTGCCGGGTCTGTACATCTTTCATGCTGCTGAGGAGGTGGGTGGTCTAGGTTCTGACTACATCGCCAAGCAAGTGCCTGACCTACTGGATGGCATCAAGTATGCCATTGCTTTCGACAGGCGTGGCACCACTAGTATCATCACACACCAAGGGTCTAGGTGCTGCTCTGATGGGTTTGCTCATGCCCTTGCTGATCAGCTTGGCGGATCATATGGCTTGGATACTGGCGGTACGTTTACCGATACGGCTAACTACACTCACCTTATCCCTGAGTGTACCAACATCAGCGTTGGCTATTACAACGCTCACCAAGCCACAGAGTACCTTGATGTATCCTTCGCAGCATGGCTGCTAGAGCGTCTGTGTGCGCTTGATATCAATGCCCTGCCAGTACTGCGTGACACCTCAGACCACGACCTGTCCTATGACTACGGTGACTGGAGTAGGTCAGTCACCAAGGCAGCGCGTAGTGCCAAGGGCTTTGGCCCTACCCTTGAGGACCTTGTGTGGGATAACCCAGAGGTAGCAGCCATCATCTTGCAAGAGTGCGGCATCACGGCTGATGACTTTCAGGATGTGCTTAACAACTACAACCGCAAGCATTGAGGAGAGAACAAATGAGCGAGAAGATACTGACGTTCCTGGAACGTGTGGAGATGAACCTTCCTGTGCAGTCACAAGAAGTGTTTGACCAAGCCGTGGGTGGTGCTGCTGTCCTCTGTGGTGACGGGCATGGAGTACACCCCGAGTATATCCGTGGTGTGGCCGAGATGATTATGATGTTCATGGGTTGGTCCGGTGATGAAGTCGCCGGTATCATCAATGCCATCCACGAGAAGGCACACCAACTGTAACAGGCCGAAACACAGGGTCCAACCCCCTGTGTAGTGCAGTCATGCTGCACCTGACGAGGCCCGTCAGTAACAACGAATGGATGAACACATGCGACCACAGCTTATGAAGGCAACGCTTGCCGCTCTTATCAAGGCCAAGCGTACAGTATGTATTGAAGGCCCGCCGGGGGGTGGTAAGACCACCATTACCCACGAGGTAGCGCATGATCTAGGTCTGCAATACATCGAGCGGCATATGCCAACCATGCTGGTTGAGGACTTCGGTATCCCATACCTGGGGGCCGATACCCTGACCTATAAAATCCCTGACTGGTTCCCTGCCAAGGGCAGCAAGTATGACACGCCTGAAGGTGGTGTGCTGTGCTTCGATGATCGCAACCAAGCAAGTGCTGATCTACAAAAGGTTCTTGCTAACATCTGTCAGGCAAGGACGCTGCACGGTGTACCCATGGCAGATGGGTGGACTGTAGTTTCTACTGGCAACAGGCAGAGTGACCGCGCAGGGGCTAACAGGGTGCTGTCTCACCTTCGTAATCGTGAGACTGTGCTTGAGCTTGAGACACACCTTGATGACAGCTCATCATGGATGCTGAGCAATGGTGTAAGGCCAGAGGTCGTTAGCTTCCTGCGCTTTAGGCCGGGCTTGTTGCATGACTTCGATGCTCAGCGTGAC